AGTGAATTATGGACACAATCTGATGCAACCTTTGACTACCTTAATCCTGAATCTTTAGCATTAAATAATAGTGGCACTTCACTTACAGAGTCTAATCTAAAACTCTGGTATCCTATGCAAGATGGGCATAGAGGACAACAATCTTATGTACTTGATGGAGCTAATACAGGGTTGGGTGATGAGATGATTACTTCAAATTTAGATTCTCAATTTGATGAAATGAATACTGATTCAAACAATACTGTTACATATCCTACTGCAACAAGTGCAAGAATTACAACAACAGATGGGGCAAGTGTTGGGATAAGAGATGCAGATTTATTAACTGCAGGAGTAACATATAAATGTGTTATAGATACTACTATACATTCAGGTGTTGGGATAAAAATACAAGATAATAGTGCTCAACATCAATTAATAGAAACAACAGGTATATATACTTTTTATTTTAAAGCAAATGATTCTTATCTTTATGTTTTTAGAAGAAATGCAAATCCAACTGATTTTACTATAAATAGCTTATCTATCAAACCTGTAAACGACAAACATCATGCAACTACTGAGTTTTATGGTGATAATTTAATAGGGACTGGAGATAAATGCACATTTGAATCAGGAATAGAGAGTTGGTCAAATCAAGATGCAACCTTATCTAACCCTGCAGATTTATATGGGTCTGAATTAATAAGTAATAATACTTTTGATTCCGATACAACAGGATGGACACCTGGAAGTAATGCTAATTTAAGTATCACTACTGGAAATGCAGGAGATAGTGGAGAAGCATTAAAAATTCTAGAAAATAGTGGAGCTAATCCCTTTGCATTTGAAGATGTAACTTGCGTGATAGGACAATCATATCAATGGACATTTAAACATAAAGATATTGATAGTACAGGTGTAAAACCTCAATATGGTGTTAAGGATACAAATAGCAATTCTTATATAATAGGTCCTACTACTGTAAGCAGTATAACTACAGGTTCATGGACAACAGAAACTATTAGATTCAAAGCTACACATACAACAATGAGAATATATGTATGGCATGCAGTGGGGTCAGGTGCTGGAACTGCTTTCTATTTTGATACAATGTCTTTAAAAGAATTAAATACTCATGAAGCATCTGATGGTGCATTAAAGATAGTAGCATCGGGAACACATTACGATAATGGATATAAATCTTTTACTACAGTAGCTGGAAGAACTTATTATGTAGATGGATGGGTAATGAAAAAAAACCAAAGTTCTAGAAATTGGACTTGGAGAGTAGGTACAGCAACAGATGCAACAGATTTAATTGCTAACCAAGATTCAACTACTTATGATGTTTGGGTTAATATTACTGGAACATTTACAGCTACTAGTGCAACTAGTTACTTAGTTATTATACCTAATAATGGGGCAAGTACTACTGATACAATATATGTTGACAATATATCTGTTAAAGAAGTAGGTGTAGCATCAGGCTGGACAAATGCAGACCAACAACTAGATATACCTCAAACAGCCCTGCAATCTTATAATCAGTTAGCTTGGTTTGGAGAAAATGATGCTGAAAAAATAAGTTGTGGTAGTGACAGTAGTATTGATACTATATGGGCTGGAGGAGGTACAGCAAGTGCATGGTTTTATGCTCACGATGAAGGTAATGGAACATATGGTAGAGTTATAGATAAAGTAGATTGGTATATTATGCTAAGTAATGTATCAGGTTCTACTTGTACATTGACATTTAAACATAATTGCACTGGAACTAATGTTAATTGGAGAAGTTCTTCCACAGTTATAGAGTTTGGGAAATGGTATCATGTGGCAGTAGCTTGGAATAGTGATAGTGTAACAAACACTCCTGCGATGTATTTAAATGGAGAGCTTGTTACTGCTTCAAATGTAGATGGCACAGCTAGTGGTGATTTAACGAGTGAGGCTACTGACAATCTTACAATAGGTAATACTAATGCTGGTACTAGAACTTTTAATGGATGTATTACAGAAGTATCGATGTGGAATGATTTATTTACACAAGCAGAGGTAAATGAACTATATAATGATGGGAAAGCATTATATGCTAAAGACCATTCTGCTTGGTCTTTAACTAACTTAAAGGGATATTGGCAAAATAATGGTTTAGCTACATGGACAGATTTAGGTAATTATGGAAACGATGGTTCTGTCGATGCAAGTGTAACTGAAACCCTATTACTCCCAGCAGGTGTAGATGCTTCTAGAGATAATCAAGGTTTTATAATGAATAGGCAGAAGGATACTAATAGTTTGAATTTAGCTAGAGTTAATAGCGACCCAGAAAGTTCTCCATTTGTAATGGTTAGGACAAATCCTTTATATACAGGTAGTGTAGTTACGAAAGCTTCTGTTAGTGCATGGGTTAAATTTCTTAGACTTCCTCAACATACAGACAAAGCTCATATTTTTGATTCTAGAATAACAAATGAAGATGCATCTTTTATGTTTTGGATGGATGCTAGTAATGTTCTTCAATTTAGATTTTATTCAAATAACTCTTCTACATTTAAATATGTTTCACATGATTTAGATACAGATGTAGGTGGAGTAGGATATGATGCTAGTGAAGAGTTTGTAGTCGATAAATGGATTCATTTAACAGCAACATTTGAAACTCTTGCAAGCGATACTAATATGCATTTGTATGCTAATGCTAAATTAATAGCTGGTGGGGTTAACCATTATACAGATGCTTGGAGTCTTCATGCTGCAGGAGATAGTGCTGTATCTATAGGAGCAAATTTAGAAAATTCTAGTATTCCAGCTATTAAAGATGAATATGTAGGTAATTATGTTATTGATGATGCATTAATTTACAGAGATAAAGCATTGTCAGCAGATGAGGTAACAAGAAATTATAAAGCAGGTAAAAGGAGTCACAGATAATGGCGCATTATGAAATGTATTTTTGTTTACCTAGCAGTGCATACGATAGTGCTGTTGGGACTAAAATTAAAGCACTATATCCAATAGTAGAATCAGTAGCAGAAGATGGCACTGTAACTTATAAATCAGCACCAACATGGCATGAAATAATTTTTGCAGGTAAAGTAGGTGCTCCACGATATTCACATGATAAAGCATATTGCATTATTAAAGGTGAGTGGTCTATGAAAGATGGTGTATTATCAGAATTAGTAGCACTAGGTTCAGGCGTTGCATATCCAAACTTTAGTGTATTAACCAAGTCTGAAGCTCAGACATTAGCAAGTAGTTCAACCTTTACAGGAGAATAATGTCTTTATACGAAAATATAAATAAAAGAAAAAAATTAGGTATTAGTAGGTCTAAGAAAAAATCTACTATATCGCCAGAAAGTTATGCAAATATGAAAGCAGGCTTTCCTAAAAAAAATAAAGGTGGTAAAATGACTGGCCCTTCACATGCAAAAGGTGGAATCCCTATTGAAGTTGAAGGCGACGAATATGTAATTAAAAAAAGTTCTGCTAAAAAAATTGGCTACGATATATTAGATTACATGAATGAATATGGTAAAATACCAACAACAGATGCACGAAAAAGGAGTAAGAAAAATGCCTAAAGTAGGAAATAAAGAATTTAGTTACGATGCTGCTGGTATGGCAGCTGCTAAAAAAGAATCAGAAATGACTGGAATGCCTATGAAGAATGCCATGGAAAGAAGCATGACTGAGTACGCAGGTGGTGGGAAAACAGGTTATAATAAAATTGGAATGTATGGTCATGGTGGAAAAATAGGAAAAAAATATGGCAAGTAGATATTGGAAAAGAAATGATAAAGGAGAACTTGTAGAGTTTTTCCCTAATCAAACAAGTTTTGCAGATGGTCCTATAGGTAATCATATTAATATGCGTACAACATGGAGTGGACAGACTAAAGTAGAATTTAGTCAAACTACTATGGACCAAGATATAGCAGATAGGAATAGAGGTTAATGGCGACGTTTAACGCACAAATAAATGATTTAGTTGGCGCATTTACTGATACAGCAGCAATAACTCAATTTTTAAGAGATGGTATTAGACAACTAGTAAACGTACTTCCTTCTGATAGGCTAAATGATATATTGACTGTTCAAGCATTAGATGGTAGCACTTCTACATTTTCTCTTAATGATAGTGGAAACAATGCTAGAGGAAACATTATGAGCGTATCAAGACAAAATGTAAATGGTATTAAGCAATTGTGTCGTCAAATTCCAATATCTTTAGTTTCTAGGGCTTCTGACCCAGAAGATTTAATGTTTATTTCTGCAACAGACCCTGCTTACTATATAAGCGGAGGAGTTCTTAATGTACTTCCTACTCCAACTAATTCTCAAACAGCAGAAGTTGTTTTTGTTCCTTTAACTGCAGTATCTCATAGCGATGAAGAAATAAATGGATTTCCTAATGATTTAGAATATATTGTAGTATTATATGCATCTATTAAAGCTGCACAGTCATTGCTTGCAATTGAAGAAGATGATGAGCTTTATGTGCCTATTATAACGACCTTAAAGCAGGATTATGCGCAAGCTTTAAATCTTTTAGGGGTAGGGGCTCAAGCACCAAAGGGAACAGGCCAAAAACGTCGTAATCCACTAGAAGGTTTAGAGAATATTCAGCAAGGCGGTGAAGAATGAAAGTAAAAGATTTAATACAGCAAGTAGAATATCTTATGGGTAGACAACCAGAAAGATATATGATGCAGTTGATTAATGATGGATTGATGGATATGTCAGGAAAAATACAGCATCATACTGCACAGAAAAAACAAAATTTAAATTCAAAACAAAGGTGGTATCCTTTAGATGACAATGTTATTGATATCACAAGAGTAGAAATTTTAGATACAGATGATAGATATGTGATGATACCTAAGTTGGCTGACCCACATAAATTATTAAAAGACGATTCAGATGATTCATCTGATTCATTAACATAGGAGTAAAAAATGGCAAGTACAGTGACAGCCTCAACAATGACAGTTACAATATCTGAGTCTATTACATTAAATGGAAAGAATCAAGGTGGGACAAATACATTATCTATTCCTTCAGTAGCAGAAGTTTCAAAAAGAATAATGACTTGTTTGACTTCAGAGGTTACTTTAGTATCGTTTGCAGCAGCAGTGGCTCCAGGTACATTTATTGATGCAGATGTTCGTTATGTTCGAATAACTAATTTAGATGATACAAATTTTGTAACACTTAATGTCGAAGGTGAAGGTTCAACAGATTTTTCAATTCGACTAGATGCAGGAGCAAGTTATATTATGGCAGGTTCTTTTGTAGACCATATAGATATAAGCGCTGCAACTTTAGAAAATGTATCTGCTATCAAAGGAACTGCAAATACAGCTGTTTGCGATTTAGAAGTAGTAGTAGCATCAGCATAGGAGAATAGATGGCTAAGAGAGATTTCCCAAATGATTACTTTGCATGGTATAATGACGATGATAGATTAGGTGTATTGTGCCAAGTAGTGTCAAATGACGTAAGCGATACCGCACAAACAATACAAGATAAGTATGATACGTATACGGGTACTAGCGTAACAAATGGACTTAGAATACATTTTCATGCAAAGTATGGTCAAATATCACAATTAACAGATGATTTAAGAGCTGACTCTGGTGTAGATACATCTTTACATCCAGCTATTATAGATTATGTTAAATCAAGATTGCTTGAAGATATGGGAGATTTGCAACGAGCAGCATACTATAAATCAAAGTATGAGCGTACGATAAAACAATATCCACATAGAAAAAGTGGTATTAGGGCATTATCAGTACCAAAATTATAAAACAGGGGATACGATGTTAAATAAAGATAAGCTATCTAGCGTATATAAACAGCTAGAAGATGTGATGAGCAAACGAGAGTCTTTGCAGTCAGAAATAAACGATATGACTACATTGGCAATAAAGCTACAAGGAGCTATTGAAGTTCTTGAAGAGCTTGAAAAAGAATCAGAAACAAAGGAGGAAGAATAGTGCTTGATACACTAAAGACTTCATGTTGTGGCTTAGGCGGCCTAGCTCTAACATTTATGGAAGCAATTCCAGATGTGCTTAGAGTATTAATCGCTGCGGTTACACTTGCCTATATGGTAATGAAGTTACGCAAAGAAATGAAATAGATGGCTAGAAAGTCTAAAGGGGTGGTGAAACGTGCAATCGTCACCCCTGACAAACATTTTCCTTTGGCTGATATGTCAGCAATTAGCTGCTTAAAACAGACAATCGAAATAGTCAAACCAGATATATATATAGATTTAGGAGATGTTGGGGAATGGCACGGAGCATCTCATTGGCAATGGAAAAGAAAAAAACGTCCTCCACTAGAGTATCAATTACCTTTTATTGACCAAGATATAGCAGAGGTAAATGCAGGGATGGACTGGATAGATGAATCGTTAGACAAAGTTAATTGTAAAACGAAACACATGATAGAAGGTAATCATGATGATTGGATGAACAAATTTGTAGATGAACATCCATTTTTAAAAGGATATAGGTTTAAAGAATGCGTAAAATTAAAAGAAAGAGGCTACAAGTATCATCCTGCGGGCAAGTATCTCAAGATTGGGAAACTACATTTTTACCATGGCCATCATTTCGCGGGAACTCATCATACACGAAATCATCTAATGCGTTTAGGTGCAAATGTAATGTACGGACATCACCACGATTTACAGCAAGCGTCAGTAACGCACATGGATGGAGTGAAGTCAGCATGGAGTATTGGATGCCTCAAAGACATGAGCGAAGAACAAAATGAGTGGCTGGGTGGTAGAAGAATTAATTGGTCTCATGCTTTTGCTATTGTTGATTTTTTTGCAAAAGGTCATTTCACAGTCCACGTTATACAAATCATTGATGGCGAAACGTCATTGTGGGGAGAGTTAATTAAAGGATGAGTAGTTGGTTAATAGGACTTTGTTTCTTTATTATTTTTGCTATTTATGTAGCAAGTATAATAAGTGAGATTAAAAGGAAGAAGTAATAATGGAAATGTTTGACTTACTTGAACGCTTTGGTTTACCAGTTATGATGGTTATAGCTCTCGGTTTATACGCAAAATCTCAAACGGCTTGGATTCAGGATGAATTACAAAAAGAGCTAAGAGAATCCTTTGAAAGGCTCGAAGGAATAACCATAAAGCTTATAGACGCTCAAAAACAGTCTTTAATGGAAACAAAAGAGATTAAGGCTAGTTACCACGCTATCGTAGAAATACTTGCTAGTTTAAGCGGAAATGGACTTAAAGAGAAATTTGTAACAAAAAAGAGAAGAAACAACAATGAATGGTAAAGGTGACAAACAAAGAGTGAGATGGTCAAAAGATTTTGCCAAAAGATTTAATTTAATATTTAACAACAAGGAGAAAAAAACTCATGGTAGACATGATAATAACTTACCTAAAAAGTAATAAAGACGAAATTGTAGATGGAATTAACAAGAAAGTAAACATTCCTCTAGTCTCAGAAGCTAAAGAAGAAGAAATATTTGATTCTTTGTTTGACGCTGTAATGGAAGTATTAGAAGCAGTTTTAAGTAAAAAGAAGTAAATGCCCAAAAAAGCCTACAAAATAGAAGACTTCTCAGGAGGAATCAATCAACTAGCAGACCCAAGAGATATTCAAGATAATCAGTTTGAAGAATTGTTTAATGCTGATGTTTCTCGTATTGGTAGAATTACATTGCCTGGCAATGCATTAGAGCCCTATCAAACAACAAATGTTAAAAATACTGTAGTGTCTCCTAATAATACAAACGAATTTAGCATTTTAAATACTAATCAAGGTTTGACTCCAGGTTATGGTTTATTTGCTTTTTCTCACGATTTTAATATGCGAGGAATAACAGGAAGCGCAAATAAAGAGCAATCAACTGATTTTCTTTGTATTAACGATGGAGCGCATATTGACATATGGGATTCTTGTCATATATCTGCTTTAGGAATGCCTTTTTGGATAAATAGTGCTATTAAGTTAGGTGAGGCACATACAAATTCTAATGAATCAAAAATAAAACCTACATATTATATGGCAGGTAGTGGTTTAAGAGCGTGCGATGGAAGTTTTAATGAATTAAAGAGTGGAGCAACTTTAGGAACTGGACATTCAAACTCTACAACAGAATTGATGGTTCAAAATGCTAATGGAGTAAATGTGCCTACGTATTTCAAAGTAGATAATGAAATAGTAAAAGCTATATCTCTATCTGGAGACTCAAGCCAAATTACTGTCAAAAGAGGTCAGTTTGGAACTAAAAAAACAAGTCACGCATCTGGAACAGAATTAATTTATGTTAATGTACCGAAAGTTTTAACACATGTTAATCGACCAATGCTAGAAGATTCAGGAGCTAATGTTAATATTAATAGGTGGGTAGAAGATATACAAGCTCCAGAAAAACCAGACCCAGGAGCATTAACACTTATTCCAGACGGAAAATTATTATACAATAATGGTACAAATTTAATTACAGGAGCTGAAACATTGCTTCCTTCTGGTCCAGAAACAGTTCATTTAGGATTATTTGAAGCAGCAGATGGTGATGATATATTTAGGTTTCACAATAGCACGGTTCCTTCTTTTGAATCAGGAAATTCTGGAGAATCAATTGTAGTAATAGCAACTCAAGAAACAGATGTTGCTGAAAAAGGATTTGCAATAGGTAAAGCAGTTATTATTTCTGGATGCACGGGCGATGGAGTGGTATTAAATGGAGTGCATGAAATTGTAGGTTTAGGGACAGGAGGAGTGTTTAAAATTGCTTGCGAAAGTCCTGTTTCTTTTAATGCTAACCATTATTTACTTGCAGAAATACAATTAGAAAAAGAAGTAATTAGTGATGATTTAAAAAATCAATACATTTTAGGGATGTCTTATTTATATCAAGGTGGTGGTAATGAAATACAAGAATCTGATGTTACTACTGCACATTTATTAACTAAATATATTAGCGAGTCAGAATCAGTCTTTAGAACAACATCTAACTGGATAACAGCAGATAGTTCATTTGTTTTTGATGGCTCTGAATTTAGCACTTCTGAATCAGATGGATGGCTAATGGATGATGGCATTGCTAAAACTAACAATGGAAATGATGAATGGCTTGTCTATAAAGTTTCTTCAGGAGGATTGACAGCGGGTGGCGATGGAGCTAGAGAATATTATGTTTCTGTTACGATAGATAGTTATACTGACGGAACTTTAGATGTATATTTAGCTCCTGATGCAGCTTTTACAACAACCTCTAAATTATCTATTAACCCAGCTTCTACTGGATTGGGAACATATATCGCTAAACTTACTACTCAAACTGATGGAACAGGTACAAATGTTATTGGTATTCAAGCAAAAAGCAATGCATCTCTTGGAATTTCTAATGTTCAAGTGTGGTCTACAACGGGAACAGAAATGACAGCTACAAATGCTATGGATTTTAGAACATATTTGCATGCAATAAAAGGTCAATTTGGCTTTTTATGTAATAATTCAAGAAGTGGCACTACTCAAAACAATAGTTGGAATGAAAGAATTGAAGGATTTAAAATTTACATGAAGCAAGTAGATATGATAGGTGGTGGACTTGCAGAAGATTTTTTACTATTATATGAAGTTGATTTAAAAGATGGAACGTATATTTGTCATGGGAAAGACGGGGATAAAGAAACTTTAAGACTAGGAGATATATCTAGTAATGAATGGTCTGAAACTTATAGCAGTGGAGATTCTGCAACCGTTATAGACCAAAAATCTATAGTTACATCAAATTTAGCAGGGGATTCTATTAAAAGTATTCCATTGCTAAGTTATGAGTCAGAAAATGGATATCCTGCAGGAACTAATCTTGCAGCAATGTATAAGACATCTGCAACAATACAAAGAAAAGTTTATATAGGTAATCTTAAAATAGGCAATAGAACATACCCAGATAGAATGATGAGAGCCGATGCAGATAAGTTTGATACATTCCCAGATGATGGAACGCATTTTATTGACGTAGCTACTGCAGATGGAGATAGCATTGTTAAACTAGAATCATTTGGAGACAAATTAATTCAGTATAAAGAAAAAACATCATTTTTAATTAAAGTTACAAGTGAAGGTGAAGAGCTATTAGAAACATGGCAAGGAGCAGGAGTGTTATCTCCAAGTCAAGTTGTCAAAACAAATAAAGGTGTCGTGTGGGTAAATAGCAATGGACTGTATTTATATGACGGAGAAAAATTAAGTCAAGTATCAGAAGATAGATTTAAATCTGAAGAATGGTCTATTAATGAGAACAAAGAAACACCTGTTATACTTGGCTATCATGAAAACTCTAACAAGGTTATTATTCAGACGTTAAATAATACAGCTACAAACAGCGGTGGTTTTATTTATGATTTATCGACAGGTGCAATCATACAATGTCAAAAATTATTTAAATGGTATATAAGTCAAAGTGTAGATGATTTAGATGTAGATACTGTAACAGGAAATCCTAAAGTATCACCGCCATTAATTGTAACAGATGGAGAAGGGCCATTAGCTTAATGTCAGAAAGTAAAATATATAGAACAAACATGGTAAGTACTAAAGATAAAAAACTTGTTGTTGCACATAACAATGATTTAATGCCTACAAGTGCTAATTTTAATCAGTGGAACGATTCTGCTCAAAATTTATATCAATGGAATGGTGCAGCAAATAGCTTTAACATACAAACAAAAGACATTGATTTTGGCAATCCTAGTCGAAGAAAAAAGATTTACAAAGTATATGTAACATTTAAAGCAGGCGGATATACATCAGGTGTTATTGCTAAATATGCAACTAATGGTTCTAATGAATTTCCAGATAGTCAAAAATTTGACAATACGCTTATTAAAGGCCAAACTGATTCAAGTTTTACTTTATATAGCAATACTAAAGGGTTTGATTCTTTCTCTGGAAGTCAATCTAATTCTACTGATGATTGGATAACAGTTGCTTTAAAACCTACTAATTCTATCAACAATGTATATTCATTCCAATTAAAATTTGAGTTTGCAAATGCAGGTAGACATAGCTATCCTTTGGCAGTAGCTAAAACAACCTCAGATACTACTATTCAATTAGATGCAGCTGCTAGTCAAACAGCCGACACATATAACGGTCAACCTATTTATATATTTGCAGGTCCAGGTTTTGGTCTTCAAAGACGAGTGCATGACTACTCTAATGGAACAGAAATATGTTCTGTGGACGATGTAGTTTCTAGTGTCCCAACGATAGCCACAAATTTATCAACTAACTCATACTATGATGTAGGCTTTATTCCAAAAGAATTTGCAATTAATGATATAACAATTATATATAGAGAGAAAAATATCCGATAATGGCCATTAAAAGCTCAAGAGGTGTAACGTCTGGCAAAGGAACTCCTCAGCGTTTAGAGGGGCAGAATGGCGATATTACAATAAGAACAACGCCTTTTGGTAAAAAACTTTTTGTTAAAGACGCTAATAAATGGCATGCTGTCAATTTAGATGTTAATACATCAGACTTAAATAATAAGATAAATTCATTATTAAAAGATGTACGTTCATTAAAAAATTCTACACGCAATAGACCTGTTCTTGATTCAGCTATATTAAGAAAACCAGGTGCTGCAAACATACAATTAAAAAACAGTAGTGGTGCGTTAAATATTAGAAATGCTGCTGACGATGGAGATGTTGAACTA